TGCCAAAAATGCACACTTTTCTTCGTTATACTCTTTTGGAAGGTTATCGAACAACCAAACAGCGCCCGGTTCAATTTGAGGGGTTTTGCCAGTGCGTCCGCGAATATCCTCACGCGAGTATATATCTTCGGCCTCAAATCCAAAGGAAAAGGCTTTGTTCATAGCTTCTGCATAGTCTCTCGTAGCTACTGTGAGCATAAAAACCTTAGCCTTCTTACGAGCTTGCTCCAAGAACGCGACAGAACATTCTCTAACCTTCGTATTATAATGCTCTTTCGGACCTAAAGTTATCTTTTGATAACCGGGCATAACTGATTTGGAGAATAATCCATAAGTATGAATTAATGTTTCATCTAAATCAACGAATATGTATTTGTTCATGTTATGTCTTAATTAAAAATATTAAAAATAGCTCAATCAACGAAGCTAATTTGAAGCCCAAGTATAAGGTCATCCCTAAGAGGATTCGATTCTTCAATGTTTTCATTAAATTTTGGTATTTTGTGTAGGTACGGTTCTAAGTCAAATCTTCCAGCGTGAAATTCGGCGTGGCAGTTCTTGCATAATGGGGCGCATTTCCGTAGTTCAGCTTTAAGTTTATCATTAAATTTGGCATAAACCTGCGCTATTCCGAATTCTTTTTTTGATCGGTCAATGTGATGAAAGTCTATTCCTTCTGGAAACTTATAGTCGCATCTAATACATTTACCACCTAAATAGTTAACACACTGAATTTTTGAATCTCTCTGTTTTTGTTTTGTTTTTGGAGATTCTATTTTAGAGCGACAACCTCTGCAATCAGACCTAAATCCAATTTTTGCGCGAGTGCTTTTACCAAAAGAAGAAATAGGTTTTACTTTTTCACAAACACTACAAGTTTTATGTGTTACAGTTTGATGCGTCACCAAAGTATTAACTATTGTATCAGTTTGCGTCATTTAAACTTTGTTTATCACACTCAGGTCCAAAACTTTTCGCGGTTTTTAACCACAAAGTCGCACAAAACTGTGTCGCATTCGTTAAGATGTTTATCTTTATCAAGGTAAGTCATGAAATTATCATGCTCTAAAGTCAAAGAGTAGTTGTCGATATCATCTAAAAGCTTTTGTCTTCCACCTTTAGCGTAATCGTAAGCTTCTTTGAGTTCTTTAACAAATTGAATTTCCTTTTCAGTCTCCGAACAAACGTTTTCAAGATATTTTTCTCTTTCAATTAGCTCAACAACGCAACCAAGATGAAACAAAACAATCATTTCGACCATATCAATGTCGCCGCCCTTATCAAACACAGAGTTACGAAAATCTTTGCGCGGATGACGCAAAAAGTTCTTGATTTTGCGCTTAATAAATCGGTAATTGGAACTAACCGAGTAATGGCAATCATTATAAGTTTCTCTTAGATAACGCTGAACAGGATACTGCACGGACAAGTAAGCGTAATACTTGTCCCACTCTCTAAAGCCTAGAGCGTATGGCGTAACGTACCATCCAGTAGGCCAAAACCATACTTTCTTTTCTGTTTTTTCTTTACCTTGCGAAATGTATTCTTCTGTTGTCATATTATTTAGAGTTCGATTGTTCTAGGAGCGTTAGTTGGTTTGTATTGTTCAGTGCAGATAGCTGCATTAACAAACATAGTGTTGTTTTTAACTTCAATGGCGTAGCCATCGTGAATGTGGCCAAAAACATGAAGTTTAAGTTTAAGATCTCTAATTGTAGTGAATAAATTGGCGCATCCAACGTGAGTATTATCTGGAGCTTTGTCAAGAATACTCATAGGTGGACCGTGAGTAATTAAAACATCAGTATTTTTTGGAATCAAGTTCCAATGTTCTTGAATAGCCAATCCGCGTTTGCGATTAAACGCCCAATCAAAGAATTCTGGTTGAACTGGCGATCCCCAAAAGTTTAAACCTTCAATTGTGACACCTTCGTCTTGAAGATAGTGAATGCCCGGCGGTATGATCGCGTTGATTTCAGAACGGCTCGCCTTTTCCATCCAAACATCATGATTACCAGCGATAACAAGCTTGTATTTGTGCGGCAAAGAGCCGAACCATGCGAAAAACTCGACGCACTCAAAGTAATCACCGCCATTACAAAAGTCTCCAGAGTGGATAATCATATCTCCATCTGGAATTTTACCTTTTAAATGACCGTGAAGTCCATGAGTGTCTGAAATGCAAATAATTTTCATACAAATTCAACCATTTCTTTGTCGCCATCTACGATATACTTTAAAAATGTTTTATATTCTTTGCTAACGGTAGATTCAATGCCAATTACATAAGCAGTCATTAAGATATCGGACATGAGCTTCTCTTGAGTTTCCGTAGAGTAAGCTTTTAGTGCGTTAACGTGGCCTTCAAACTTTTTTGGAAGCTTTAACTTTGCTGGTTTTTTGTTTTTTAGATTTTTCTTTGGTTTCATTAGTTTCTACTCCATAATAATCACAAACTATGCGAAGAGCACCCGCGAGAGTGAGGTTGTATTCCAAATCCTCTGTTTCCCAACTTTCTAATTTCTTTTTAGACTGCAAAGTTTTAACATTTTGCAGTGCATTATCGGAATGCCATTTAAGGCTAATTGCTGTGAGCGCGTCAGCCAAGTCCTCGCCGATATGAGGAAGTTCTGGAAGCTGGATTTTTGTTTGTGAGGTCATTATTTTTTAGAGTGGTCGGTTTTAAACCAAATGTCAAGGCTTGCTGTCAAAAATTCGCAAAATTCATCATCTTCTTCTACAGAGTTAAAATGAATGTCGCGCTTTGCGAGTTCTTGATACACCGCCGCAGTCATTGCAACGATGTCTCCTTTGTAGATTTCTTTGTTAGTTGTTAAGGTCATGCGATTTTGTGAAAAAAGTTAGCGATTGCTGTGAAAAACTTGTATTTGTAGCGAGAGAAATTGCGATAAGGAAGAGTATAAAAAATATACTTATTGTACCAAAGATTATGGACTTTCGCAAGCTCTTCTTTCCATTTCTTCTCATTTTCTAGTCTCTCTTTGTTTGATTCTTTAGTGAATTTCGCCAAAACGATGCTATCGCAAACGCCATGAGTAAAAGTAGCTTCGTAATCTACAGAGCAGTCCCAAAGATCAAGAACGTCTCGGTGATAAGTGTAGAAAACGATCTTACCGTGATGGTTAACTTGTTCAAGATACTCTCCGCTTCTTTCCATATGGCCGAAATCCCAAGGACGAGATGGATTTTCCTTCTTAACAAATTCATTCACTTCGTATTTTTGTACGAAGAGTTTTTTGCCTTGAATAATATAAGTTTCTAAGCAATTGATCAAATCTTTAGTTTGAAAATCGCCGTTATTAGAGTTTAGGCCAAGGCAAATCATTTCCTCTGAGTAAGGAAGAGTGTCGCTAACGATAATTGTGTCGAACATTCCCATAAAATTATTTATTTGGTTTTAAAGTTTTGGAAACGAGATATCCGTCTCCTGATGGAGTGAAATCAACACTATCTCCTTCATTAAGTCCAGCCTTTTTGAGCATTTTTTTTGGAATTATAATGAAGTGGCCGTCTTTGTCTTGAAGAACAGGCACTTGCACCTTATTTTTCTTTTCAAAAATATCATCAATTCTGTTTGCGAATTCGTCAGAAGAGATAGAAGATGGGCGACGTTTTGATCCTTTTCCGTTCATAAGTTATAGTAGTTCAAGAGGTGGTTTTTCCAGTTAAAGTGTAAAAAATAGCATGGAAGATCAGATGAATTCTTTTATTTCTCAAAATTCGGTACTTTTAGTAGCGGGCGTTGCTTCGTTGCTGTTTAAAGAATTTATCATCAACATCGTCAAGAGCATTATCTTTAAAATGACATCTGGATTAAAAGAAGATGACGTTTTAATGTTTTGGGACGGCACAAAAAGCCCAGCAAGAATTGTGAGAATCGGTTTGATGTCAACAACCTTATTTATCTACGACGTAAACGAAGAAGGTCTCATTACTGGTGGCAGTCGTCTTGTTATGCAGAACGTGAAACTTGAAAATGTCAAGTTCTTGAAACGACTAGCAATGATTGACGACGCTGATCTAAAACAGTTTAAAAAAAGTGTAAAATAATCAGATGCCTTACGTTACTTACGATAAAATCAGAGCGTATTTTACGAACACTGATAGCGCTACCGACAACATCTTGTACGCAACTAGTTTAAGCGCGTCAAACACAACTAGTTTAAAAAGAATAAGAAGAATTGGTCAGGAGATGGATTACTACATTCAAACTGGCCCAAAAAGTTCTAGTATTTCCGCGAATGTTCTTTTAGTTTCTGGAGAAATCAACAAAATCATCAATTTAACTGGAGATTCGGTTACTGGTTCGCTGATTAAAGTTCCAGATTACCAATTTAATAAATGTTATTTAAAAAGTTTCTCCGCATCGTTTGAACCTTGGAAAGTTGCCTCTGCTGCTTTACAGTTCGACTCTTATGGATTAGCTAATGGCACAGGAGTTTATGCTTACACTGAACAGCAAGCCTCCTCTGAGGTTTTACTCTCGCCTTTAAGAGCAACAACAGTTCAATTTACTGCTCCAAATTTTTCCAGCACTCCAATCTCACAGTACGAGAATATTTCTTTCGATATTCAAGTCGATAGAGTTCCAAATTTTGTTATTGGCTCGGAATATCCTGAAAAAGTTAGCGTTTCTAAAATTACAAAGTCCTTGCAAGTAAACGGACTGAGTAATGCAAATTGGCTATCTGATTATCAACCAAATACAACAGTAACCTGCACAATTACAATGTCGGACGCTACTGTTTTTTCGGTAGCTGGCGTTTTATCTAATCAAAGTCTCTCTGTTGATTCCAACGGAGTAGCTAAAGGAGGATTGCAGATTACTGAAGAGATGGTTTAACACTTTATGGCAAAAAAAGCCCCTAAGAACAAGAAAACTAAACCTGCTGGAATCACAATTCCGCAACTAAAACAAGAAATCAAATTTAAAGAAAGAAAATTTAAGTTTTCAGATAAGCAACAAGACTTATTAAAAATACTTTTAAACGAGCAGACTAAAATCTCTTTTATCGCTGGACCAGCGGGAACATCAAAGACATTTATGGCTGTTTACGCAGCGTTAAACCTCATTAGCAACAATGACAAAGAAATCATTTACATTAGAACAATCGCAGAGAGCGGAGAAAAGTCTCTAGGCGCACTGCCCGGAACAGTTGGCGACAAATTTGCGCCTTACTTGATTCCTCTTGAGGATAAAGTTCACGAAATGATCGAAGCTACTGATGCTTATCGTCTTAAAGACGATGGCAGACTTACCGCAATACCAGTCAACTTCTTAAGAGGCAGCACATTCACCGATAAAATCATTATCGCTGATGAAGTGCAAAACTTTACAGCTAAAGAGATTACAACTCTATTAACTAGAATCGGAGAAGGTACAAAAATCTTTTTATGCGGAGATTTTATGCAGTCCGACATTAAAGTTAAGAATGGTTTCCTTGATTTCTTTGAACTTTTCACTGGAGAAGACTGCGTAGAGAAAGGTATTTTCACATTTGAGTTTTCTGAAGAAGATATTAAAAGAAGCGAAATCTTAAAATTTGTTGTAAAGAAGATTAACAATATTAATCTTCGTTATAGAATAAAAGATGAGCAGCGCAACGTCAAAAACGTCTCAGTTGAATAGTTGGGCAAATATTATTAAGGTATTTGGCGGAATTTTGATCGCCTGTACGTTGTACTATCTAAATACAACGTATGTAAAGAAGGATGATTTTAATCCTGTTGCTTTAGAGATGAAGGTTCAGGCAGAGCAAATATCTTACGTTAATACAGAGGTAAAAAATATTTCTCGACGCCTTTCAAAGATAGTAGATGATGAAGGAAAGCCAGTTAATACAGATAAAATGGTTGAAATACAGAAAGATATTACTAAGATATTAGTAAAGCTGGAAAACCTTAACGATAAGGTTGACCGCATATCTAAATAATAATATGGCTATCACTTTCTGTTCATCGTGCGGCGCAAAACATGAGTATGTTGGATTTGCGCCAAACTTTTGCTCGAAATGCGGTTCTTCTTTTGGCTCGAAAGCTGTTCAACAGTCAACGGCAAAAGTTCAGCAGAAACCAACTGCTATTCGCAGTTCACAAGTAGAAGACGATGACGAAGATTCTTCCGATATTGAGGAGCTTCCACACATAGAGTCGTTAGACGTTGAAATCGCAATGGAAGGAGGCTTTAAAGCCTTCAGTCTTGAAGATCTACAACGGAATCCCATGCAAGCGCAAGCTAAGAAATTCAAAGCAAAGCGCTCTGATGGTGTTGATGGCCTATCTCCCGAAAAATATGGAAGTTCAAAAGCTCGGTAAGATAACCTACGAAGATAAAAAAGACGTAATAGACAAAATCATTGAGAAGCACAGATATATCTGGCAGCTCAAAGCTATTTGTTGGATGGATTACGAAGATGTCGCACAGATTGTGCGATTCCATATCTCAAAGAAGTGGCATATGTGGAAGCAAGATCGCGCACTTGAACCTTGGATAGCTAGAATCACTTCTAATCAGATAAAGAACTTACTTCGCAACAACTACTCTAACTATACTCGCCCATGTTTAGGTTGCAAGTATAATCAAGGCAACGAACCACCAGCGTGCT